CAGTAAGGTGAATTAAATAATAGTATTGTTCGAGCAAAGACGCGCCCTCAGCAACGATATCAATTACTATTTTCTGTGCCACTATTTCCTCCTATTGAGTTCTTCAACCAAGGCATTATATTCTTCATATGTCAGTTCCCAAAACTGACTTGGCGTATATCCTGTTGCTATACAGAATTTAGCCATAATGCTTAGGCTGAAGTTTCCTCTTTTGGGACAGTCATATCCATCCCTGAAAGGTCAGACAATTCTTCAATTGTCATTTCTTCTGCTTGGTCTATTGTAAGGGATGGGTTATTTCGCCTTGCCATAATAAACTGCATTGCAAAAGCAATCTTGGCTTTTTTATCTGCATTAGCCCATTCATCCATAGGCATATTAAGGTAATCCTCAAGTTCTGCAAGTTCTTTCCACTTCATAGTGGACATTAAATCTGTGTTCATACTGACTCCTAATCTAAGTTATATTTTTTTATGCTTTTTTCTATTTGTTCATTGTATTTTTGTTCAATCATTCCCATATCAATTGCTGGTCTCAAATAAGGTTGTTCCTGTATATTTCTTAAAGGATATCCATATTCAATTACTCCTGCATATGGGACTGTTTCGTTACCTGCGTAAATTTGTAGAGTTCCCTTTTCAAATTTTGAACCTACAGATGCTGCAAGTTTTCCAGTTTGTTTTGGTGCTATGGCAGAAGCCTTACTTGCTAATGTTTTTCCTAAAGTAGAAATAACATCAGAGTTTTCTTCAATATCGTTTTCAAGTTTATCCAATGAAGATTTAACTTCTTGAACACCTTTAATACTTATTGATGCTCCTGCCATAACAACCTAATTAGAACGACTCTACTCTTGTTGGCTTACCATCAAGAATGAAGTTCAAATCATAAGTGAAATATTCACCTGCTGCTCCACCAAGACTTGGAACAACTTCTGCATAACCTGTGGCTGTGAACCATGGTTGCGCTGCGGAAGGTGTTGCATTTCCATGTGGTGCATATGAAATATTTACAGTCACTCCAGCATTATCCCATAGGAATGAGTGGAATGAGTTTGTTGCAGTATCCTGAAAACCAGTTACTGCACATGTGAAATCAAGAGAATCTTCGTAGTCTCCGAAGCCAAGGGTATTGACTGCAGAAGAGAAAACAACATTGCTTACTCCACCTGCATATTCTGTACCATTGATTTCAAACACGATTGATTTACCTTTAATTCGTGCCATGTCAATTTCCTCCTTCAATATCAATTGATATGTTTATATTTGTTGCTAAAAACTTAGCATTGTTTACATCTAAAATAAATGGTTTGTCTACAGTCATTTTATTTGCTGTAGTGTATTCCCACAAAGCAGGTATAAGAGTATCTAAAGTATCATCAAGATTTTCTGTCTCAGTTTCATTTGTAGCAAATGGAACGATTACTAAAATCTTCCAGTTAGATGCATAATCTGCATCATATTGATTTTCATATACTGTAATAAATTCTGCATCAGGCTCCACTATTGCACATAATGGATTTGGTTTCTCAGGTACATATTTATATACCTTGGATATACCGCCTAAAATAATTGCAGATTCTATTTCGCTTCTTACTCCTGCAAGGTTCATGCAAACCTCGTCATGTAACGATTAAGTAAAGGATATACACCAACAAGAGGGTCTCTTGCAGTATTGACAGGTGCTCCATCATATGTTGCATATTGAGCCACTCCCATTGGTGCATTACGACGCTGGAAAAGTTCTGACCCTACTTCAATGTAGCACCGCTTAAGAACACCTGCAGGAACTTTGCTGCTCTTAATATAAGATGCAACTAATTCTTTTGCTGTGTCCCAACATTCTTCAACATAGGCATCATCATTAGATGAAGCACCTACATATGCTTTCAAATCAGTCCAGTCCATTGTCTTACTCCTTTAAATTATGAAATTACGCAAAGTGCCTTTGGCTCTGGTACTGCGATACCAAGGTATCCGTATACAGAGAAGGAATTGGTAAGTGCTGTGATATCTTCATCATTCAAGCGGAATGGTGCACCTGCAGACTCATAGTTTGTGAGTGCAGCAGAGTTACCTGCATAGAATGAAAGTGCAGCGAGTGATGGGTCAACTACAACTGGTAGACCAAGGATATTTCCTGTCAAACCAACTGGATTGATTGAACCATAGGTATTGGATGTTGCACCAACATTTGAAAGAATTGGGCGGTCCAAGGTGTCAACAGTCTTAGCGATAAGACGGAACACATCAGAAGATACAAGGATGAATTCCAATGGAAGTCCTGTGTCTACATTTACCTTTGTTGCTGCTTCAGCAAGTGAATCAATGATTTCTGTTGCTGTCCAAGCACCAAGTGCTGAAGAATTGAAGTTTGCTGCTTCGGAAATCAATTTTGCACGAACTGCAGCGTTTGTTACAGAAGCATACTTAGCAACCATTGCTCTGAATGCTGTGTCAACATAATTAACGCTTGAACGCTCTACAACTTGACGAGACATATCTGTGTAACCACCATATGTCTTGATTGGAGCAGTCTGTGAAGTAAGAGTCAACTTACCATAAGCAAGTGTGTCTCCTTCTGCTGCTTGTTCTTCAACATCAAGTGTATTTGTATTTACTTTTGGATATTCAACATTCATTCCATCAGCAGGTAGTGCACCTGTTGAGAATACTGAATATGTTGGGCGACCTGCGTTTAGGATACGAACTGTATCAGAAACCCATGCATTTTTCATTACTGTGTCGCCAGAATCTGCACCTGTAAATGTGCGGTGCAATGCAATAGCATCTTCGTTTCCTGCTGCTACTGCCTTAACCCAGTCTCCATATGAGCGGAACTGTGGTGTTGGTGTTGCGACAGAAGTAGTAGCAAGAACATCAAGTCTACGCTCTAATTCTTCTGCGTGATTACGAACTTCTGCAATGTCTGCAGAGTAATCTTTGTTTTCAGTCATTATTTCCTCCTTGACTTCTTCTCTAACTTCTGTTACAGAAGCATTCTCGTAAGCAGGAAATGCCACTAAGGAAACTTCCTTGAGGTCAACCTTCTTACGAACTATTGTTTTTTCTTTCTTCTCATCTACAACTGGAATAAATCCAACTGAGAATGATTTAATGGCTCCATCTTTTACAAGATTAAGAGTCTCATTGCCTAAGACTGTCTCAGAAATCTTGGCACGAATTAGTAAACCTTCATCGGATTCTTCCATTTCAGTTACTTTGCCAATAATTTCTTTGTGGTCTCTAAACAATTTAACATCTGCGTTTAAATCTACTGCGCCTTTTTCAAAACGCTCAGACCATCCACCGCCAATGTCAATTGTTTCATTGAATGGAACAGCCACACCAGAAACTTCACGCTTCTCTGTGTCTGTTGCTCGTATTTCAAACGAGCGTGTGATTAAATTATCCATGTCCATTACTCCATTTTATTCTATAGGTTCTGTGACTTCTGCAGGTGTTTCATTTCCTGTCATTTCTGGCATTCCTTCAATTTCACGAACTTCGTCAATTGTTAGAAAACCTTTGTCAAGACCAATAGCGTATGCCTGATATCTTGCTGTTTGATTTGGGCGTAAGAACTCAGTTAAATTAAACTCAGCCTTTTGTCCTCTTGGCAATAAATCAGTTATTGCTTGTTGAATTCTTACAACATATTGTTGTAGTCCATCATCATACAATCTTGTTCTATCTTCGTTACCATTAATATAAGTCAAACCTTGACCTTCAATAGCCATAGATAGATACATTGGTGGAACTCCAAACATTAATGCAATCTGACGATTGATAAATTTTTGATTTTCCAAGAACTGTGCCTGTTCAGGACTTAATGCAATTGTCTCGTATTTTAGTCCTGATGATAGTACAGCCACGCTTCTTTCTCTCTGCGAATCAATGAAAGCATCTTTATTTTGCTTTGCAACATCCTCAGAAAGAAATTCTGTTGTTGTTAATGTTCCTGTTGGAACTGCTGCGGTTCTAAACCAGTTATCCGCATAATTATGAAGGTCCAAAGCAGAACGAACCATTGATTTGTGTCTTTGTATTGGTCCTTCACCTAATAAATCTGTTGTTGATGGTTTCTTCCATAACTTAATATGGACAATATCTCTATTTGAATAGTTTTTTCCACCAATGCTGTAAGTAATTACTCCTCTTTCATCTTGCAGAACTGAAATTTCTTTAGGATGAATGTTAGTAATGTTTACAATACCTCTTGCTCCTCTGCGAACTAACCAAAATGCATTTCCAAATACCGCCATGTGATACACAGTTGTACCTAACCATTCTGATTGAGATACATTGTTCTCAATATCAGGATAATCTAACCATGATGGTGATGGAATTTGTGTGTTGCCTCTGTAAACTTCTACAGGAATTTGCATAATTGCTGTTTCTAATACAGAAATTGCTCTGCTAACAGGTACAAGTGTTAATGCTGTTGATTCATTCACAACTATTGCTTCTCTTGCAGGAGCGGTATTTGCAACTCCACGAGTTTCTGTTACAGGGACATATGGCTCAGTAACTTCTACTGAATAGCCTAATCTTTCTACTAATCTATCTCGTAATCCCATGTTTTCTCCTAAAAGACCATCTGTTGTGGTTTTTGTTGTGTTTCCACAAACCAAACAGCCAAAACTGTTGCTACTGCTGCATCAATATCGCTTCCGCTATCTTTACGAGCGATTCTCCATGAATCTCCGCTATTTTTGCGTACTGCTCTTTGAATTTGCAGTGAAACTATCTCATCTCTTGGATGAATTAGTTCCTTACGCATTATTCTACGATACATGTTGTTTGAGGCTGATATTAAATCTTTATTTGATGTTATTTGTACCCTCAAACCCTTTTGTTTTAATGCCATGCCTAAATCTGCCAATACATTTCCATCCATAATAAATGTTTTGCCATATTTGGCTAATTTCATACATGCCTCAATCATTTGGTCTATATTTGTATTATTAAATGATGCCACTAATTCTGTTGCTACCTTGCCATCAGGCATAATTTGAGCAGTAACGATAGATGCATTTTCCCATCCTGATGTTCTCTCTACCGCAAACACTTCAGGGTTAGTAGGTCTGCCTTCAGGCTGCTGACTCCACATTCCAACAGGTAGCCAAGCATTCATACTGGATACAAACTGGTTTAATCTGTATCTACGAGCATCAACTTCAGGCATTGTGGCTAATTCATTTTTAACAGACTCCCAATCCAATATTCCACTTGCTAATTGTGGGTTTGCCATGCGTACAGATTCTTCATCATCTACCGCACACCCTTTAGGTGCTTCCCAACAGAAGAAACCAAACCTTTCCAAATCTTTGTTACCATCCATAGCCTTAGAACCATTCTCGTAGAGATTTTTGAGTAGGTCAGAAGTATCATCACCTGCAGTAGTAATACCAATAACAATCCCATCAGGGCGAGTGGCAGAACCAAGAGCCATAGCAGTCCACACATCAGACTTAGCAACATGCAACTCATCAAATACAACAAGGCTTGGATGTAGTCCTTGAGCAGTTGCTGCTTGGGCTGCAATAACTTTATATATTCCTTGCTCATCTTTTGTCCATAATCCACGATGTTCAGTACTCCTTGCAAAGAAATGTCCTAACAATTCACTTGAATCTACTTGGTGTTTTAGCCTACGATATACGATTTTTGCTTGGTCTGCGGATGCTGCTACAGAGATTACTTCAGGTGCAGGTTCATGTAATAACATCCCATACAAGGCAAATAACGCACCTATAAGGCTTTTGCCATTCTTGCGAGGCATAGAAATAATAACCTGTTTGTACCTTAATCTACCTGCTTTAGAGACTTCAGGATAATCATCAGGGTATCTTTCTAATACATGCTTAATCAACCACTTCTGCCAATCAGTTAATCTTAATAACTCATCATGCTTTTCAGGTAAACGCCATAGAGCATGGGCAATATTAATAATCTTATCTCCATCAGTAGGAAAATCGTCTGATAGAGGTAAAGTGTAGTGAGTAGGTAGCCAATTAGCCATTAGCAATAGCAGCCAACATTTCCTGTGGTGTCATTTCTGCTTGTTTACGATTATTTAACAAACCTAAGTTACCCAATAATGCAATTAATATTGGAGCAATCTTATGTCTATGGTTTGGAAATTCATCCATCGTTTTAGCCAATAGGACTGCTTCTGTTGCTGCTCCTTGGTCTGCTTCTTCAAGCCATGTGGCTGATGCGATGCTATTTCTGATAGCCTCTTCAAGGGTTTGGTCTACATTTAATGGAGCATTTATTTTTGATATCTCCCTAACTGGTCTTGGACCATTACCGCCTGTAAATCCTGTTTTCATATTTCTCCTTTTTCACTATTTTATATTTCTGGTTTTGTAGATAGTTTTATCAGGGTCGCATATTTTAAAATAAAAAAACCACCCATATTTATTATCAAACCATCTACCACATATCCTCGTATCTGTCAAACCTCTATATCCCTATACCTAATTATACCAAACCATGTAGCATGATATTTCTATAATGTCAAACCATCAAACCTTTATATCCTTATATGTTGTATATATAGCCATAGGGATATTGGTGTCTCTTTATATACCGCCGCATTTTGCGCCGCCCATTTTGGGGCGGTATACAAAGAATACCTAACAAACCTTTATATCCTCTCTATTGGGCATATAAGGGCTATAGAGATACATGGTTTGAATGGTTTGGGATAAATGGTTTGATATTTTTCCTATTTGACAAAGGATAAATGGTTTGGTAATAATAAC